GCGCTTAAAGACCCCGGTTTTGCTCTAGTTCTGGGGGTGGTAGGGGGTTTGCTAGCATGATCATCAACTCTCAGGATGGGCTGGCTGATCTGTTTGGGGTGTCGCGCATCACGATCCAGGAGTGGCAAGGTCGGCCCGGTTTCCCGGTGGTGAAGTCTGGCGCGGCGTTTGATGCCTACGCCTACGACAGCGCGGCGGTGATTGCCTGGTTCGTCGCGTGGAAATCTGCAGAGCGTGGCGAGACGCCGAATGATCGGCTGGCGCGGGTGAAGGCCGACGCGATCGAGATGGACAACGCCGAGCGGCGCGGGAGACTGATCCCGGCCGATCTGCTGGAGCCAAAGCTGGCCGCCGCGTTTGTTGCGGCGCGCGAGAAGTGGCTCGATGCGGTGCCCAGGCTGGCGCGTGACTTGCCGGCCGATGCCGACCAGCGCGAGGCGCTGCTGCAAGCTGAGTTCGAGTCCTTCCTCGCCCGCCTGGCGGACTGGGCCAAGGCCGAAGACATCGCCGATGACGACGACTGAAGCCGTCGACCCCTGGGCCGCGCAAGCGCTCGACGCCATGATGGCGCGAGTGTTTGCGCAGTTGCGCCCGCGTCCGCCGCTGGCGCCGCTGGCGTGGGTCGAGAAATACCGCTACCTGTCGGCGGAAGAGAACCCGGACTACGTTGGCCACTTCTCCACCGAGAACATCCCGGCGCTGCGTGGCGTGCTGGCTGCCGCTGGTGATCCCGATGTGCGCCGCATCATCGGCCAGAAGTCGGCGCAGATCGCCTGGACGGCAGGCGTCGTCTGCACGCTGATGGGCTACTACGCGCACTGGCGGCCATGCGTCCAGGTGGCCATGTTTCCGCGCGAAAAATCCGCCAAGGATTTTGACGCCGAAAAGTTCTCGCCGATGGTGCGCGCCACCCCGGTACTGAACAAGCGCATCAAGCTCAAGAGCCGCAGCGAAGGCAACAGCACCACGCGCAAGCACTACCCTGGCGGCCTGCTCAAGTTCGTCGCCTCGAACAGCCCGAGCGATGTGAAGTCAACCAGCGCCAAGGTGCGCTATGTCGAGGAACCCGACGACACCAACAAGGACGTAAAGGGCCAGGGAAACACCATCGCCCTGTTGCGCGAGCGCGGTAAGACCATCCGCAACACGCTGGAAATCATTGGCGGCACGCCCACCGCCAAGGGCGCCAGCGAGATCGAAAAGGAAATGCGCACCACGGACCAGCGCCGCTTCTGGGTGGCCTGCCAGGGCTGCGGCGAACGGCATGTGCTGGACTGGTCGCATGTCGTCATTCCCGGCCTCAACCTGAGCGACGAAGACCTGCGCGCGCCAGACCTGGAAACCCGCTGGCCCGCGCGTGAAGTCTACGGCCGCGCCCGCTGGGAGGATGCCCGCTACTACTGCCCGCACTGCGGCGAGGCCTGGACCGACCAGGACCGCGTCGACAACATCCGCGCCGCCGCCGCCGTGGCCCCCAACTACGGCTGGGAGCCGACCGCCGAAAGCCCGGATCGCGGCTACTATTTCCACGAACTGCAGAGCACATTCGAGGGCAGTTATCTTCCGGTCCTGGCGGAAAAATACCTGACCGCCGCGCACGACATGGAGCGCGGTGAACCCGAGAAGATGGTCGCCTTCTGGAATTCCTCGCTTGGCCTGCCGTGGGAATACAAGGGCGAACTGCCGGAAGAGGATGAGCTGGCCGCGCGCGCCGAGAAATACCGCGAATGGACCTGTCCCGCCGGCGGCGTGGTGGCGGTGCTGTCTGTCGACGTGCAGCATGATCGCCTCGCGGTCACCTGCTGGGTGGTCGGGCGCGGCGAGGAAATGTGGCTCGCCTACTGGGGTGAGCTGTACGGCCAGACCGTGGTCGCGCACGCGGGCGCCTGGATCGAGCTGGAACAGATGCTGGGCAAGACCGTCACCCATGCCAGCGGCAGCGCGCTCAAGATCGCAGCGGTCGGCATTGACTGTTCCGACGGCCAGACCTCCGACGCCTCCTACGCATTCGTCCGCCAGCACAGCCGGCCGGGGCGCGAAGTGCTGGCGCTCAAGGGTGCCAGCGAAACCGAGGGCCGCATTGAAGTGTGGACGCCGCCCAAACCCATCGACCCCAACCACCGCAGCACCAAAGCCGCACGGCATGGCGTGCAGATCCACATCGTCGGCGCCGCCAAGGCCAAGGATTTGATCCTCGGCTGGGCGCAGGAAGGCGGCCGCGTGCGCCTGGCCGGCAGCGGCCCCGGACGGATGCACTGGTATGAAGGCGTGCGAGCCGACTTTTTTGAGCAGTTGCTGAGCGAAATGAAAGTGCCCAGCCGCCTAAATCCGCGCAAGCGTTACTGGAAACCGCGCACCGACCGCCGCAATGAAGCGCTGGACTGCAGCGTCTACGCCCTCTATCTGAGCCGCCATCTGCGCCTGCACCTGCGCCGCGCCGTGCAATGGGACCTGGCCGAACTGCGTCTGCGCCAGGCTGAGCTGCTGGATGCTACCGCCACCGAAATCGAGATTCAGGCGGAAACGGAAGCGCTCGCCGACCCCGTGCAGACGTCTGCATCGATCCCGGTAACGCAAACAGAAACCCCCATCGACAACCAGCTCGCCGCCGCGCGCTTTGCACAGATGCTGCGGTCCAGACAGGAGGCCCGCCATGGCCGGCGATAACCTGCGCGCCATCCTCGGCATGATCCGCGCCGAAATCCCCGGCGTGCCGGAGGAAACATGGAGCCAGATCGAGCGCGCCCTGCGCGGCGAATTCGGCGGCCAGCGCGCTTATATCGCGGAGCACAAAAAGCGCAACCACCTGGAGGCGCTGGCGGCAGCGGATCAGGCCGCCAGCAATGCAGACCTAGCGCGGAAGCTGGGGCTATCGGTGAGCAGGATTAAGCAGTTGAAGCGGTTGCGGTGAACGAAAGGAGAAAACCATGAGCAAACCGAAGAACATGACGCCGGAACAGGAAGCGGCGTGGAATGAAAAGGAGAGAGCCCGCTGTAAGGCGTATTACGAAGCCAACCAGGAAAAAATGAGAGCCCGCGCGATGGCGTGGCACGAAGCCAACCGGGAAAAGGCGAGAGCCCGCTGTAAGGCGTATTACGAAGCCAACCAGGAAAAAATGAGAGCCCGCGCGATGGCGTGGCACGAAGCCAACCAGGAAAAGTCGAGAGCCAGCAACAAGGCGTATTGCGAAGCCAACCCGGAAAAAATGAGAGCCCGCGCGAAGGCGTATTACGAAGCCAACCCGGAAAAGGCGAGAGCCCGCAGGAAGGCGTATTACGAAGCCAACCAGGAAAAGGTGAAAGCCAGCGCGAAGGCCGATGTTGAAAAATTAACACCGGCATACGTCGCAAATCAGTTGTGTATGAAACTTTCAGAAATCCCCACCGAGCTGCTTGAACTCAAGCGCGAGCAGCTCGCCATCACCCGCGAGATCAGGAAACTGACCAAGCAAATCGACCAAACCAACCAGGAGCAAAACCATGAATGAAATCATCCGCACTTCCGGCGACGTTCGCCGCCTGATCGCCGAATCCATGCAAGATGTCCGCGCCGGCCGGATGGATACCGGCAAGGCACAAGCCATCGCAGCGCTCGCCAAAGAATTAACCGCCAGCATGCAGGCCGAAGTGAATGTGGCAAAGGTCAACATGCAACTGAAAAAAGAAGGCATGGCCACCAACAAGATCAGCCACATGGGCAAGATGCTGATCGGCGACGACAGCACCCCTACGCTGGATGGACGTTCAGAACAACCCGGCTAATTCCTTGCCTACAAATTGCCCATCCTGCCAGCCATGCTGGCAGGCATGGACTACGCTTCCGCTGAACCGACCGCCCTCCGCGCGGGTGATACCGTCACCTGGACGCGCGAACTCCCTGAGCATTCTGCCGCCGCTGGCTGGGCGCTGAAGTACCGGCTGCTGTGGCCGACCGGCAGCGCCGTCGACATCACCAGCACCGGCGCCGGCACGCTGCACACCGTCGCACTCACCGCCAGCAATACCGCCGCCTATGCCGCCGGCGCCGCGACGTTGGTGGCCTACGCCGAACATAGCGGCAGCAGCCAGCGCGTTACGCTGGAGGCGCAGCCGCTCACCATCCTGCCCAATCTGGTCACCGCCGCGACGTTCGACGGGCGCAGCGCCAACCAGATCGCGCTCGATGCTGCCAACGCCGCGCTGGCCGCCTACATGGCCAGCGGCCGCGTGCACGTCGCCGAGTACGATATCGCTGGGCGCTCGATGAAATTCCGCAGCGCCGAAGAAATCCGCGCCCTGATCGAGCACTACGAAGCCGCTGTCGGCAAAGACCGCGCCGCCTTGGCGCTGCTCTCCGGCGGCTCGCCCGGCCGCGTCTACACCAGGATGTAAGCCATGGGATTCCTCGATATTTTCCGCTCCAAACCCGCCGAACCCGCCCGCGCTGAATGGCTGGCCAGCACCGTGCAAGCCGTCTCTGCACAGGTGCAGGGCCGCATGCTGCAAGACCTGCGCGCCGCCGGTCAACGCAGTTTCGAGGCTGCAGAAACGCCGGCCTGGACGGAATCCTGGTCAACCTCCGATGTGCAGATCAACGACGCCCTCAGCCGGCAACTTCCCACGTTGTGGAGCCGCGCCTCTGGCCTGGCGCGCAACAACGAATGGGCACAGAGCTATCTGATCTCGCTCGACGATAACGTGCTCGGGCATTCCGGCATTGCGCTGCAGATGCAGATCAAGACCAGCGATGGCAGCAAGGACGCTGAAGCCAATGCCGCGCTGGAAGCCGCCTTTGCCCGCTGGGGACAAGCCGCCGATGTCTCCGGCCTGAGCTGGGCGGAAGTTGAATCGCTCGCCCTGCGCACCCTGGCCAGCCGGGGCGAACTGCTGTATCGGATGATCCCGGGCAGTGGCCAGATGGGCTTTCAAATCCAGTTGCTCGACCCCACCCTGCTCGATGTCACCCTGCACCGCGACTGGCAGGGCCGGCGCATCCGCATGGGCAAGGAAATCGACGACGCCGGAAAGTGCGTCGCCTACTGGCTGCAGGCCGCCCGCGCCGGCGATCTGCCCACCGCCTATGTCACCGTCGGCAAACACATCCGCGTCCCGGCCGGCGAAATCCGCCACAAGTACCTGACCGAAGAAATCGGCCAGATGCGCGGCATCCCCTGGCTCACCGTCGGCGCCCGCAGGCTGTGGCTGCTGCACGACTTCGAGGAAGCCGCAGCGGTGGCCAGCTCCAACGCCGCCAAGCGGCAGGGCTTTTTCTACACGCCGGATGGCGCCGCGCCCGCCGGCTTTGCCGACAGCATCGTCAGCAGCGTGCTGGATGCCGCCAAGGCCGCCGGCAAGGTGCTGACGCCGGACGAAATCCAGACCATCACCGCCGCCGCCGAGAAGTACAGCAGCACCGTGCCCGGCCAGTTCGACACCCTGCCGCATGGCGTGCAGTTCCAGCCGTTCGAATCCGTCTGGCCCAACGTCGACGCCGCCAGCTACGTCAAGCAGCAGATTCGCGGCTGGGCGGGCGCGCGCGGCATGAGCTACGTCACCCTCGGCAACGACCTGGAAGCGGTCAACTACAGCAGCGCCCGGGTCGGCATCCTGGCCGAACGCGAGCATTTCAAGAAAGTACAGGCCCGCCTGCGTGACTGGCTGCATGCCGAAGTGATGGACGCCGCGCTGCCCTACCTGGTGCTTGCCACGCGCACGCTGAAAGCAACCCGCCTGGAAGAGTACCGCGCCGCCGTCTCGTGGCAGCCGCGCCGCTGGGCCGGCATCGACCCGGTCAAGGAAGCCAACGCCGCCGAAACCAACTTGAAGCTGAAGCTCACCAGCCGCCGCCGCCTGATCCTGGAGCGCGGCGAAGACCCGGACGAAATCGCCGCTGAAGTCGCTGCCGAAGACGCGCTGTATGGCGAGATTATGCCGGGCCAACCCGCCGCGCCAGACGCGCCGGAAGAACTCAGCGCCGTGCAGCAGAAAGCCAAGCTGCGACTCGCCGCCGGCTAATTCCTTGCCTACAAATTGCCCCGCCCACGTCGGAGACTGAAACCATGCCAACCGAACAAACCGCCCCCCGCCAGCGCATTGACGGCACCCTGCACCGCAGCTTGCCCGCCACGCTGACCGTGCGTGCCGCCGCCGAAGGCCAGGCCGATGATGGCCTGCTGCGCCTGCGCCTGTCCGCCTCATCGGAAACCCCCTACCTGCGCGCCACTTGGTGGGATGACCCGTGGGTCGAAGTGCTCGGCCACAAGTCCGGCGAAGTGGATCTGGACCGCCTGAATGGCGGTGCTGCCGTGCTCGCCAACCATGACCGCTACACCGCCGTCGGCGATACCCCACTCGCCGCCATCGGCGCGGTGGAAAAAGCTTGGCTAGAAGATGGCCGCCTGGTCGCTGACATGGTCATCAGCCGCCGCGCTGGCCTGGCCGATCTGCGCCAGGACATCGCCGATGGACTGGTGCGCAACGTCAGCATCGGCTACCAGATCGGCGAGCGCACGCTGACAAAAGCGCACGACAACCAGCCAAACGAATACCGCGTCACCAACTGGACGCCGTTTGAAATCAGCCTGGTCGACATCCCCGCCGATGCCACCGTCGGCCTTGGCCGATCCGCTGGCGACCCCGGCCAGACCCAGCAACCGCAATACCGAATCATTGATTTACCCACCGCCGGCACGCCCGGAACCACCCAGGAGAAACACATGCCCGAAATCATCGAAGCCCCGGCGGCCACCCAAACCCCCGCCTCCTTAACCCGCAGCGCCGACGCCCACATCAAGCAGGAACGTGAGCGCATGCAGGAAATTGCCGCCATGGGCCGCACCCACAACATGCAGGCGCAGGCCGATGCCGCCATCGATGGCGGCCTCTCCGTCGACGCCTTCCGCGCCCTGGTGCTGGATGGCCTGCAGTCGCGTGGCGTCATCCGCCCGGCGGAATCCCCGGAAATCGGCATGAGCCGCAAGGACGTGAAGAATTTCTCCTTCTGCCGCGCCCTGCTCGCCGCCGGTGACCCAATGAACGCGCACAAGATCGCGCCGTTTGAATCCGAGTGCTCCCGCGCCGCCCAGGACAAACGCGGCGACTCGCGCGACAAGACCCGCGAAGCCGCCATCACCATCCCCATCGACGTGCTCGCACGCGGCATGAGCATGAATGATGCGATGTCCGGCGCCGTCGCAAGCCAGTTGATCCAGCGCGCCATGCAGCGCGGCGGCGATGGCATGCACGCCTATCGTGACCTCGTGGTCGGCACCGCCTCCGCCGGCGGTAACCTGGTGGCCACCGAACTGCTCGGCTCCAGCTTTATCGATCTGCTGCGCAACGCCATGGTGCTCGACATGCTCGGCGTCACCTGGCTGCGTGACCTCAACGGCAACATCGCCATCCCGTCGCAGACTGGCGCCGCCACCGGCTACTGGGTCGCGGAAAATGGCGCCCCCACCGAAAGCGCCCAGACTGTCGGTCAGGTCACGATGACCCCGAAGACCGTCGGCGCGTTTACCGACTACAGCCGCCGCCTGCTGCTGCAATCCAGCCTGGACGTGGAAGCCTTCGTCCGCGCCGACCTGGCCGCCATCATCGGCCAGACCATCCAGCTCGCCGCCCTCAACGGCAGCGGCTCCAGCAACCAGCCTACCGGCCTGCTCAACACCTCCGGCATCGGCTCCGTCGCCGGCGGTACAAACGGACTTGCACCCGCCTACACGCACATGGTCGACCTGGAAACCGCCGTCGCCAATGCCAACGCCGATGGCGGCACCCTGGCCTACCTGACCAACACCAAGGTTCGCGGCACCCTGCGCAAAACGCAGGAATTCGCCAGCACCAACGGCAAAGCGGTATGGAGCTCCATGGCTGGCCGTCCCGGTATCGGCGAAGTGCTCGGATACAACGCCGTTACCAGCAACGCCGTTCCCTCCGACCTGGTCAAGGGCAGCTCCGGCGCGGTATGTTCGGCCATCATGTATGGCAACTGGGCCGATCTGCTGATCGGCATGTGGGGCGGCCTCGACGTGATGCTCGACCCCTACACCGGCGCCACCGCCGGCACCAAGCGCGTCGTGGCCTTGCAAGATGTCGACATCGCCGTCCGCCGTGTCGCCAGCTTCGCGGCGATGAAAGACGCGCTGACCGCGTAATCCATAACCCCCCGCCAGCAGCACGCTCCCCCGCCCGGATGACTCCGGGCGGGATGCCAAGCAGGCCACCGGAGAAACACCATGCCCAAACAACTCGTAATCGAACCCACCCAAATCAACTATGGCGACGACCGTGGCGGCGTCCACCACGACGCCGGCGACATCGTCGACGTGTCCAAGGATATCGGCATCGCTCTGATGCGCGCCAACCGCACGCTGTACATCAACAAAGCCGACGACCCGGACAAGAGCGGCCGCAACACCGCCAGCAAGGAAATGCTGGCAGCAGTGGAAGATATGGCCAAGGCCAAGGGAAAACAAAAAAGCGCGGACTGATAAATTCAGTGCTGGCATACCAGCAAGCCTCAAAACCCAATATGGGCGGATACAGCAATGCCGTGATTTTTGTCAGGTGGAAGCTGTGAAACAAGTCTTCTGGAAATTCCTCGTCTGGCTTGATCTTACTGTCAACGACAAGTGGTTCAAAGGCCGTTGGGAAACCATCTCAGGCCGACTGCTGCGGCGCGGCAAGCAGGGCAAATGCCCGCTCTGCGTCTGGGTGTGTCAACGCCTGGAAGAGATTGACCCTGGGCATTGCGCTCGGGCCTACATCAATGATCGCAAGCGCAACCCAAACCTGCCGATATAAACATGCACACCTATCAAGTCACCCGAAAATCTGATTCAGAGCCGGTCTACCGATATCAGGCCGATGCGCCGATTGAGTGGGCTGGGATGGAGTTCGCCACCCACGATCACGTTGCCCAGGTCGAGATTACGCCGGAGGGCGATATCGTCGGGGTAGTGGTCCACGTTTATTCTCAGGTGGAGTGGTTGCGGAAGTTCACGCAAGCCGAGCGCATCGCTATACGCACTGCTGCTGCGGGCAATGTAATGTTGGACGACTACATTAAACTCATGGATGCCACTTCTGAGATTCATACGGATGACCCAGACGTGATTGCCGGTCTTCAGACGCTTGAAGCGGT